AAACATTTTGATGAATCAGTTGAGCTTGATGAAGTATCTGATTTACAGAAAGCCTTTATCAGTTCTATGCAATCAAAGCTCAAAAAGCGCAGTTCACTTCGTGATCCAAATGCTAAAACTGCTCGTGAAGAAGATAAACTTGCTAAACAACTTGCAGCAAAAGCAAAGATGAAAAAAGAAGAAGTTGAGCTTGAGGAAGGTCCAATAAAAGCTATTGGTACTGCCTTTAAGAAACACAGACTTGATAAAGAAATTAGAAAGACTAGAGCGGATCGTGAACAAATGATTCGACAAAGTAAGACTAATAATTATCAAGACTATGCAAAAGAATACGAAAAGTCTTTAGCTAAAAGTGATGATTTAAAGAAACAATTAAAGAGTATAAGTAAAAAAGAAGAAGTTGAGCTCGATGAAGCGGCACCAAAGTTAAAGGGTGATTGGCTTAAAAAAGAGCGTGAGAAAAACCGCGAGCATGATGCAGCGATGGGTCGTACTCCAACTGGTCGCAAGAAGCCAGTTCGTCAAATGACTTCTACTCAACGTTCCCTAGCTTCTATGCGCAAAGAAGAAGTTGAGCTCGATGAACAAACACAGTATGATTTAGTTGAAGCTTATCTACTAGAAAATAATATTGATGTCGATACTTTATCAGTTGAACAGCTTGACGAGATTATCGGTAAAGTTATTGGGGGTGCTTTTAAAGTTGGAGCGAAAGCTGCGGTTGGCGCAGCACGTTTAGCTAAGAAGGCTGTTGTAAATAAACAAGGAAATGTTCGTGGAACAGCAGCCGCAAAGAACGACGCTATGAAAGCAAAGTTAGATAAGCTCAGAAAACAAAGAGCTGTTGAGGTTCAAAGACAAAAATTAAAGAAAGACGTTGAAAGAGCTCAATCAAAGCTAGCAGCAACTAAATCACGAGCCAATTAATTTTATAAAACCCAAACTAAGGAGAACAAAAATGGCACTTTGGGGAAAAACCGACGCATTAGCTTCAGTACCAAAATGGTTAGAGGATGATGCAAACAATACAAACAAATCAAACGATCGCGACAATGCCGTGTTTGTAGATACAGAAGAAGCTGGTGTTGCTTCTAACCGTGCAAAAGGTCTTAAGACTCCAGGTTGGAATCTATATCACACATATACTGATGGTCTAGGAAACACACGTCATAAGACAGAAATTCTTATTCCTATGAAAGTTTCTGCTGCTGATGCTGGTGACCTTGGTGTAACAGGTAACACAGCCGTTGAAGATACAATCGTAGCAGATCCAGCTCCATAATACGGCATTTAGAGAATGAAGTTGACAGAATCAACCTTTCTGTTATTTGCATCTAAACATTATGATAATCCTCAATGTTCAGACATAACGGAATTTGAAGAAGATTTAAAACGTTTTCAGTATCTCCGTAAGCTTTTCGGTAGGTATAAACAAGACGCAGATTTAAAAGAAAGGTTGATTCTGAATCATCTGATTATCATTTATAATGTATTCGGGCCGGAAGCAACCAATATGCTGTTCATGAAATTATCAGAATATCACGAATACTTAAAACCATTTGTAGAGTATTTAAATTTCATGCCGCAGATTATTAAATATGAAGACGTGATGCTTCACAAAGATAATATACTTTCAGATGAAGGTATTAAAGAAAAACTTAAGGAAATTTGATCTATGATCGTAGACCTGTTTTTAGTATATCAGTTTGTACGCAGACTTGCAACTCCATTTAATAAATGGGAGGCGTATAAACTTGGGATCATAGATGAAAAAGGTAAAGTTCTCATTAAAAGAAAAGATTTTACTCGAAGCGAACAAAGTAGAGCTTGGGGTATCTTTGATATTATGATTGCAAATCTCAAGAAGATCTTAGCAAAGGTTCCTGGCGGTAGCACTCGACTTGCTTCATACGCTGCTGCTCTTTATCTTATTAAAGAATGGAATCATTTCTCAGATGATTCTTTGCTTACTGAAGATATTACTGAAGAACAGATTAATGAGTCTCTATTATTATTTAATGACCGATATGTCAATTATATCCAATTGGCAGAAAATGTCAACAAAAAAATTAACACAAAACCAGAATTAGATGAAGAACCTGCAAATAACGTAGGTAGTGGAAATATTGCTGGTATGGATGGCAATTCATTCTCAAAAGAAGCTCAGAAAAAATGGACTTCACAAAACAAATCTAAGAAGAAAAAACTCAGAGACATAATGGGAGATAAGATATGATTACTCTAGACCAATTCAGTGCCATGATTCCAAAGAATAAAGATCCAAAAGCTTGGTATGATGCTGCTGTTCCTATGTTTGAACAATATGAAATCAATACACCTTTACGTATTGCTGCTTTTATGGCTCAATGTGGTCATGAGTCTGCAGACTTTACTCTATTAGAAGAAAATCTTAACTATAGCGAAAAGGCTCTTACTTCAGTCTTTGGTCGTTATTTTGGTCCAGGAAAAAGAGATGCTAAAGAATATGCTAGAAACCCTGAAAAAATTGCCAACTATGTTTACCAAGATGAATTCAGAAGTAAGCAAGGAGCAATGGGAAATGTACAGCCTGGCGATGGTTGGAGGTTCCGCGGACGTGGCATTAAGCAACTCACTGGTCGCAATAATTATACAGCATTCGGAAAATCAGTTGGAATGTCAGCAGAAGAAGCAGCAGAATATGTAGCTACACCAAAAGGTGCTCTTGAGTCTGCATGCTGGTTCTGGAAAACAAACAAACTTGACAGATATGCTGACGCAGATGACAATTTAGGGTTGACAAAAAAGATTAATGGTGGTACAATTGGTTTAGATGATCGCAATAAGCGTTACGAGGAAGCTAAAGCTATTCTTGGAGGTAAGTCTATTCCAAAAGCAAAAACTGCGGCTCCTAAAGCTTCTGGTGTTAGAACACTTAAGAAAGGTGATAAAGGTGATGACGTAGCCAAAATGCAAAAGGCTCTTGGTATTGCAGCGGATGGTGATTTCGGCTTTGGTACTCTCACCGCACTTAAAAAGTGGCAGAAGATGAATGGTTTAACTGCTGATGGTATTGCAGGACCAGCCACTCAGGCAAAATTATTTGGATAATAAATAGTACATTACATAACTCAAAAGGAGATAGAAATGTCTTTAGAAAAAATCGTACAGGAGGCTATGGCAGGCCGTCCGTTAGAAATGAAAGAAGCTTTTGAAGAAGCTATTCAAGAAAAAGTTGTATCTGCTCTAGAAGCTAAGTACATGGAAATGGCTGGACTAGATGATGAAGAACTAGAAGAGTCAAAAGATGAAGAAGATGAAGACGAAGATGAAGACGAAGATGAAGACGACGAAGATGAGGACGAAGAGTAATCTTAGTTTTCTTTGGTATTAAATTATGCCTTCTTTTATCTATGTAGGAATGATATTAATGGTAGTGGCTGGCGGTGGTGCTGTTTATTACAAAAACACCCAAGCCACTATCATGGAACTTACCTCCTACAATGCTACACTTACAGCTCAGGTTGATCAAATACAAGCTGTTAATGAAAAAAATCTTGAAACAATTAATACTCTTCAAGCAGATTATCAAAGATCACAAGAGAGTATTGCTGCTTTACAAGAAGATTTTAATAGTATCCGCAGACAAAATAATGAATTAAGAGATAGACTTGGCAAGCATGAACTTGATGCTCTTGCCGCAGCTAAGCCCGTCTTAGTTGAAAGAATAGTGAATAATGCATCAGCAAAGGCTATGAGATGTTTTGAGCTTGAATCTGGTGCACCTTTGACAGATGCAGAAAAGGAAGCGACAAATGCTAGATCGTTTAACAGTGAATGCCCTTGGATTTACGATGATCTTGTTGCTCGCGGCGTGCTCGTCCAGACCGACAGTGGAGCCACCGCCGAGAGTAGTGACGGAGACTGAATTCGTAAGGCCTCCTAAGCCTTCGGTTCCAAAACCAGATGAACTTAATCTTAGAGATTTTGAGTTTATCATCGTTACACCAGAAAATGTAGAAGAAGTATTCGCGAATATGAAGGGCGACAAAGCTCTCTTTGCTCTTACTTCTAAAGGTTATGAAAATATAGCTTTAAATCTTTCTGATATTAGAGCTCTTATTCAACAACAAAAAGTAATTATAGCTACATATGAAAAAGTATGGGAATGATTTTAAGATAAATATAATCAACTATAAAATGATTGTTTGACACAATCCGCCCCGTCATGTAAAGCGGGGCTTTTTATTTTAGAGGAAAGTAAATGGCAGACGATTTATCAGAGCTTAAAACTGATTTAGCGTTAATTAAAAAAGACGTTAAGCAAATTGAAAAATTCTTTAGTAAATTCGACGCCGCACTAGAGGCTATGGCCGAGGTGTCTCAAAAGGTTGCTGTACATGGAGAAATATTAAAAAATACTGCAGACAACTTAGAATATCTCGAAGAAAGAATTGAGCAGCACAGACTTGAAGATATGAAAAGATCTGAAACAATGAGCGAGCGCTTAGAAGAATATCGTAAATCTTCTCGTGAAGATCATCAAAGATTATCAGATCAAAATGCTCAAAATAGAAAAGAAAGAAACGAAGAGATCATGAGAGAACTTTCTAAAATGAACGGCTCTCTTGACAAAAGACTAAATGAACTTGAAGCAAAAACGTCTCGCCTTGAGAACTTTAAGTGGTACATCGCAGGAATAAGCGCTGTAGTAATTCTCTTAGCAAGTCAAATTCAGTGGGCACCACTTTTCGGTTGACATTTTTCGAGTTGTAGATATAATGCATCTATAACGTTTTGGATTATATTATGGTAGATTTCATTGATATTCAGTACGCTCAAATGCTCTCAGGGCGTCTAGATAACTTCAAGATAAAACATACAAACCCCTACAAGATAAACTTTAGATGCCCCATCTGTGGTGACTCTGAGAAG